TGTGAACTAGTATCCGGCGACATTGATCCAAACGCCATTTGCAAGTTCTGGGTCATCCCCGAAACCCTGCTCAACATCGAAACCCCGAGCGAACCCACCGTCGAGGAAGAACCCATGATCGAAATGGAATCGGCCCGCTCCACCGAAACACGCGCAGACCTCTACCGTGACGTGCCATTCGAAGTGCGCGCCACCGAAGAAACCGGCGACGGTCTCACCCTCACCGGCTATGCCGCCGTCTTCAACCGCTCCACCATGATCGACAACTGGGAAGGACGTTTCGAAGAGCGCATCCGACCCGGTGCATTCAAGCGTTCCATCAACGCCAAAATGCCTGTCCTACAGTTTGAACACGGACGACATCCCCTCCTCGGTTCCATGCCACTCGGACAGATCACCAAACTCCGAGAAGACGACCACGGCCTCTACGTTGAAGCACGACTCGCCGACAACTGGCTGATCCAACCAGTGCGCGATGCAATCGCCTCCGGTTCCATCGACGGCATGAGCTTCCGCTTCCAAGTTGTACGCGACAGCGTCGACGAATCCGGAGACCTCCCCGTCCGCACCCTCGAAGAAGTCAAACTTCTAGAACTCGGTCCGGTCGTCTTCCCCGCTTACGAAGCCACCACCGTTGGTGTACGATCTGCCGATCTTTCACCGCTGTTCTCTCTGCCCCAAGACGATCGCCATGCGATCGCTAGGGCACTTGTTCTCGGCACCCAACCCGAACCCGCCAGCGATGGCACTTCGGCAAGGCCCGCCGACATCGACCAGGACTCGCATTCGCACTCCGGTCTGACCCCCAACCAACGCAGCGCACAACTGCGCGAAATCGAAGGAGTCCTCTAATGGACGAGAAGATCCTTCGCGAAGAGGTCGAGTACGTCAAGGCTGTTCTTCGCGAAATGCACGCGGACGCTGAAGAGCGTTCGTTCGACCCAGATGACCAGGCCGCGTGGGACGCTGGCGTGGAGTTCGTTCGCACCTCCGAGGCCGCTCTTGTGGCCCTCGAGGAGCGGAAGGCTCGCATCGCCGAGTTCGCACCGGTCGCTGAAGAGACAGGAGACGGAGCCGTGGCCCCGATCAACGTCAACACCCACACCGCACGCGACGCGTTCGATCACAGCACCCTCACCACCGATGGTGGTTCGGAGCTTCGTGGCCGTGCGCTCGACGTCATCGAGAAGCATCTGCCCTCGTATGTCGACGATTCGGCACGCGAGAACGCCACCCGCCTTCTCGAGCGTCGCAGCAGTGACGCCGACATCGTCGCCCGTCACATCGTCCGCACCTCCTCGCCGGAATACCTCCGTGCGTTCGAGGAGTACGTCGAGAACCCGCAGGCTGGAATGCCTCGCATTCTCACCAAGGCTGAGGCCCGTACCGCCATGTCGCTCACCGCGGCCAACGGTGGCGTCCTCGTCCCGCAGTTCCTTGATCCGACGATCATCCTCACCAACACCGGCTCGTCGAACCAGGTTCGTCAGATCGCGTCGCAGGCGTCGATCACTGTCGATCAGTGGGATGGCGTCACCTCCGCTGGTGTGACCGCCGAGTGGCTTGCCGAAGGCACCGAGGCCGCTGATGCGACCCCGACGTTCGTCGGCCCCACCATCACGGTCCACAAGGCTGCTGCGTGGCTGTTCGGTTCCTATGAGGTCATCGCCGACTCGGGCTTCGCTCAGGTCGGAGAACTCATCGCCGACGCCCGTGACCGTCTCGAAGAGGCCGCTCACGTCAACGGAACCGGATCGGGTCAGCCCTATGGCCTCATCACTCGCCTCTCCGGAACCGGCCCCGTCGTGAACGGCACCTCCGGAGCTGCCGGTGCAGCCGACCTCGTCGCCGCTGACGCCTACGCCTTGGACAATGCCCTTGGCGCACGCTTCCGCAGCAACGCCTCGTTCCTCGCCGCACGCGCTACCTACAACAAGTTCCGTCAGGCCACCGACGCCAACGCGAACTTCTGGGCAGCGTTCGGTGGTGGACAGCCGGCGCAGATGATCGGCTACCCGACCTACCAGAACGAGTCGATGGACACCACCATCGTCTCCGGCTCCAACGACTTCGTCCTCATCCTGGGCGACTTCAGCAACTACAAGATCATCGACCGCATCGGCGTCGAGATCATGTACGAGCCGATGGTCAAGGGCTCCAACCAGCGTCCGACTGGCCAGGCCGGCTGGTTCGCCTTCTGGCGCACCGGCGCAGACGTGCTCACCTCCAACGCCTTCAAGGTGCTGAAGGTCTGAGCGTCTGACGTGAAGTGAACCGGTCCTCCCATCGTCGGGGGTGGGAGGACCGGTCCACACCTCCCCGACAACCCCGACAAAGGAACCCCGAATGACCCCGAAAGTTTCGATCGGCATCATCTACGGCAGCTTCGAACCAGACTTCGTTTTCTCGCTTCTAGCGTTGAAGTCATGGGACGACAAAAACCGGAAGGTGCTGGATCATCCCGGCTGGCTTATCGCACAGGCAGGCACGAACCTGCCGCAACAGCGAAACAGTGTTTGCCGCACCTTCCTCGAAGGTGACGCCGACTGGCTGCTGTTCATCGACACCGATCAGCGATTCCGATTCGACCTTGTCGATCTGATGCTCGAATCAGCCGATGAGAAAGAACGTCCGGTCCTCTCGGCCCTCATCATGGCTGAGAAATGGAATCCACATCATCGAATAGTCCCCGCTTGCATCGGCTTCGAATCACTTGATCCGCCGACACCGAGGGAATACATCACGATCCCAGCCGAACAGCATTGGCAAGTCGGAGCAGTCGGCTCCGGCTGTGTCCTCATCCATCGAACCGTCCTACAGAAAATCTGGGATGCGAACCGCAAAGACGCACAGCCCTGGTTCAAATACGTTCAATGGGATTACATCGACCAAGACACCGGCGAAGAAGTCCACGACATCATGGGCGAAGACTATGTGTTCAGTCTGCGCGCGCAAGGCGCAGGATTCCCCTGCTATGTGGACACAACTATCGAGGTCGGCCACATCAAGAAACGGACCCTCACGACCCGTGACTTCTGGCCGCAAGTACCACCAGAACTTCTGCCGATCCGAACCGTCGCCATCATCCCCGTCAAAGACAATCTGAAAATGACCAAGAATCTGGTCAAACAGTTACATGACCAAGGCGAACACGACGGCATTCTCATCCTCGACAACGGCTCAAACCCTGAGACGCGCCGTTGGCTTGGCGCGCAAACGTTCGCCAAAGTCATCGACTGTGCCGGCATGGGAATCCATCAAATGTGGAATCTTGGAGCCGAATGGGCGATGCAACATCACCCCAAATCAAACATCGCATTCCTCAACAACGACATCACCATCGGCGAACGATTCCTGTCCCGCCAGGCTGAGCTGCTCAGATCCGATCCGCAGCTCGCCGCTGTCTGCCCCAACTATGACGGCCGACCCGCCACAGAACCGCTAGTGCAGTTGCATGGGATCTGCGCCGACCGTTACGACGGAACCGGAGGTCTCGCCGGTTTCGCATTCATGGTCAAATCGGATTGGTTCGAACAAGGATGGCGATTCCCCGAAGACGCTATGTGGTGGTTCGGAGACAATGATTTGACTCTGTCAATGGACATGGCGAACGCCTGGTACGGCATGGTCACCGATGTGACCGTCAAACACATTGACGGGGGAGGCAAAACCGGCGACTGGACTGACCCTCAAATGCAAGCCCAACTCGCACGCGACAAAGCAGCGTTCCTTCGACGTTGGGCACGTCACGGAGTCACCGTATGAACGTCGCCTTGCTGGTCATTACCGACGGCCGATGGGATTACCTGCAACGCACCCTCCAATCGGCGATCGAATGTCTGAACTATCCGTTCGCGCAGCGACTCCTCGTCGACGATTCTGGCGAACCGCTTGGCTTCGCCCCAGACGGATTCGATGTCATCCGCAATCAACCGAGAAAAGGACTCGCCGGTGCTATCCAAACCGGCTGGGATCATCTCAACGACGACATCGACTTCATCTTCCATCTCGAGGACGACTTCGTCTTTCCCGAGCCGGTTGACATTCCGTGGATGATCGAATACCTCCAAGCCGACCCTTCTCTCGCTCAGATCGCGTTGCATCGTCAACCGTGGTCGCCAGAAGAACAGCAAGCTGGCAGCATCTACAACCTTGATCGGACACGGTTTCAACAACTGCCAGGATGGCTTCGACAACGTCACCTGTTCACATTCAACCCGTGCCTGTATCCACGCGCCATCACCCGCTATCCAGCCGGTTTGGAAGCAGACCTAACCAAACGGCTCTTAGATGACGGCTGGCAATTCGGCTATCTAGGCGATCTCGACGACGAGCCACGCTGCATCCACATCGGAATCCGCCGATCCCGAGATTACAAACTATGAATCCGATCGTGATCCTCTGCGCTGGCGGTCACGGTCAAGACGTCGCCGCCATCCTCCGAGCCGGCAATCAGCCTTTCGCCGGATACCTTGATGACGAAGCCGATGGTCCCGACATTCTCGGCCCATGCCTCGATCTCGAACTGTATGACCGCTATCTGATCGGCCACAACGATTCAAGGATTCGGGAACGATTGGACCGTCCGGATGGGGCGGCTACCGCTATCGACCCCTCAGCGGCCGTTCATTGGACGCTACAGGCCCTCCCAGGCGTCGTGGTGGGTCCACATACCACAATCGGCCCCAAAACCCGTCTAGGGCGACACAGCCACGTCAACGGGAACGTCTTTATCACACGCGCCCAAATCGGCGACTTCGTCACCATCGGACCAGGAGCCGTCATCTCCGGCGATGTCACCATCGGAGCCGGCTGCCAGATCGGAGCCGGAGCTGTCATCTCCAACCTCGCCACACTCAACCCTCGAGTCACCATCGGAGCCGGTGCCGTCGTCCTACCCCGTCAAGAACTGCCACCGAACTCCACATGGGTCGGAGTTCCTGCTAGGAGAATCAAATGACCGTCGCAGCCATCACAATGGTCCGAGACGAAGCCGACATCATCGGCCACACCATCACCCATCTCCTCAACCAAGGCATCGACCACATCCTCATCGCCGACAACATGAGCGTCGACGACACCGGCTTCATCCTCCAAACCTTCAAAGAAACCGGACAGGTCACAGTCGTTGAAGACACCGAAGTCGGCTACTACCAAGACCAAAAGATGACGACCCTCGCCCATCAGGCACACAGCCTGTTCGGAGCCGAATGGATTATGCCATTCGACGCCGACGAGTATTGGTACTGGACCGACGGCACCCTCTCCGAGTTCTTCCAGCAAGCTGAAGCCGATGTTTACACCGCGACCGGCTGGGACCACATCGCCACCGACGACGACGATCCAATCAAATCCAATCCGTTTCGACGCATCAATCATCGCCGCCAATCACCACAGAAAATGGGCAAAGCCTTCTTCCGCTATCACCCAGACGTATGGATCGACTTTGGAAACCACTTCATCTTCAATCATCCCGGCATCCCAGCAACCGGATTGAACTATCGCCACTTTCAATACCGTTCTTTCGAACAACTCGTCACCAAACTTCGAAACGGAGCAGCAGCTTTCCAAGCCACCAACCTGCATCCCACCTACGGGGCGCATTGGCGACAAGCCGGAAAACTTGACGACTCACAGCTCTGGGCGATGTGGCGCAAACTTTGCGAAGAGCCAGGACTCATCGAAGATCCGATCCGATGACCATCTCCATCATCATCCCCACATACAACCGGCTTGAACTCACCCAAAACTGTCTCGCCTCCATCCACCGACATGATCCGGTTGACGAGATCATCATCGTCGACAACGGCTCCACCGACGGCACCGCCAAAATCGCCACCATCGCCAACCCCAACAATCTCGGCTTCGCCGCCGCCTGCAACCAAGGCGCAGCCCAAGCCACCTCCGACTATCTGATCTTCCTCAACAACGACACCATCGTCCACCCCAACTGGACTGGCATCATCGACCATCTCGCCGCCGACCCAACCATCGGAGCAGCACAACCAAAACTCATTTACCCCGACTGCACCATTCAATGCGCCGGCATCGCAGTCGATTTACAACGACCGCCAGGGCAAGAAGCATGGAACATTCAACACGAATGGTCGAAAGAACTCACCCAGGTTGCCGCAGTAACCGGAGCTTGTTTCGCTATTCGTCGCAGCACCTTCTGGCAAATCGGCGGCTTTGACACCGGCTATTGGAATGGATACGAAGACGTCGACCTTTCCCTCGCTCTGGTGCAGGACGGCTACCGCAACGTCTATGATCCACGTTTGACAGTCACGCATCTCGAATCGCAATCCGGTGCGGAACGCTGGTCGGCTGTAGCGGAAAACGTGACCCGCCTCCGGACCAAATGGAGCCAAAAGCCATGACCATCACGAACGGTTACAACACCCTCGTCAACTTCAAAGCCTATCTGTTCCCCTCCGCCAACTACGGCACAGCCGAAGACGCTCAAATGGAAGCTGCCATCGAAGCAGCCTCACGAAGCATCGACGCCTACACAAACCGACGCTTCTACCTTGACGCCTCCACCTCGGCCCGCTCCTACTACGCCGACACAGCCATCCGCTGCACCGTCGACGACTTCTCCACCACAACCGGTCTGATTATCAAAACCGACACTGGCGATAACGGCACCTACGACCAAACTTGGTCATCCACCGAATACATCCTCGAACCCGTCAATGGGGTCGTCGGTGGAATCAACGGTCAGCCCTACAACACCATCATCGCCACAGTCCCCAAAATGTTTCCTGTCAGCGGCCGTCGCCCTCGAGTTCAGGTAACCGCCAAATGGGGATGGGCTGCGGTCCCCCATTTGATCGAACAAGCCTGCCTCATCCAAGCGGCACGCATCTACCGTCGCGCGCAAACCCCCGAAGGATTCGCAGCCGGCGAAGCATTCGGAGCAATCCGAGTCTCCACCCGACTCGACCCTGACGTGCAAATGATGATCGCCCCATACCGTCGCCAAGGCGGCGAAGGATTGGTCATCGGATGAACCTCGCATCAGTCAGGGCCGGCATCGGCGACGCCCTCCAAAACGTCAACAACCTTCGAATCTACGAATGGGTGCCGTCACAGTTGCAGCCACCCGCAGCGGTCGTCGCCCTCGGTACCGGCTCCTATGACCAAGACTTCAACGACGCCATGACAGTCAACTATGGCGTCCTCGTCATGCTCACCAGGGCAGACGATCAGCACGGCCAAGAACGTCTCGACGAGTTCCTCAGCCAAGGCAACGACTCCATCTACCATGTCATAGATACCGACCCGACCCTCGGTGGTTCATGCGATTCGGCACGCGTCGTCTCCTGGAACAATCCCGGCACCTTCACCATCGGCGGTATTGAATACTTGGGAGTCGAGGTCAACATTGAGGTTCTCGGCTAAGTGCGAATCCTCACAGTCGAACCAGGCCCCGAGTTCTCAGTAGCAGACGTTCATCGTGGATGGCTGCGCGCTTTACAACGCACCGAACATCAGATTCGCAACTTCAATCTCGCCGATCGCATCACATTCGTCGAAAACGCGATCCGAGGCAAAGTGTCTGAACAAGAGAAAGGCCATGTCGCAGCGCGCATGGTCGGCGAACAGTTACGCGCCGCCTGCTTCGACTTCTGGCCCGACCTCGTTCTCATCACATCAGCGTTCCTCGTGCCACCCGAAACATTTGATGTGATCCGAGATCGAGGCATCAAAATCGCAGTGATCCTCACCGAGGCACCCTATGAAGACCCTTCACAAATTCCGATCGCAGCTCGAGCCGACCTGGCTGTCATCAACGACCCCACCAATCTTGACCAATACCGGCTCAAACAGCCGGCCACGTTCTACATTCCCCAGGCATACGACCCCGAGATCCATTATCGCCGGCCAGTCTCCGATGATCTCCGAGCCGACTTCGGATGGGTCGGAACCGCCTTCCCATCCCGCATCGAATTCTTTGAAGCAGTTGACTGGACAGACATTGACGTCATCTTCGGCGGCAACTGGCAGACCCTCGACGACGACTCACCCTTGCAGAAGTATCTGATCCATCATCCCGAAGGCTGCCTCCCCAACGACACCACCGCCGACCTCTACTCCTCAGTCCACACCTCCGCCAACCTTTACAGAAAAGAGGCTATGGAAGGACACGACATCGGATGGGCAATGGGACCACGCGAAATAGAACTAGCCGCCACCGGCACATTCTTCCTACGCGAATCCCGACCCGAATCCGACGAGCTACTCGGAATGCTCCCAACCTTTCACAGCCCCGAAGAGTTTGGTGAGCAGTTGCGATGGTGGTTGAATCATCCGGCCGAACGAGAGTCCGCTGCATTAGAGGCACGTTCGGCAGTATCATCTCGCACGTTCGACAATAATGTTCGGCAACTCCTCGAGCATTTCCAAAGTCTTTCGACCATCCCGACGGGCCGTTAGAACCCCAGACCCCATCAACTCCACAAGGAGAAATCAATGGCACGTCGCCACGGCCGCAATGGTCGCCTCTATCTCGGGATCGCCACCTCGGCAGCGGCCCCTTCTTCTGTCGCCTTCCTCAAGCAGTGGTCGGCGGAGTTCGGAACCGACACTCAGGAAGTCACCTCGTTCGGCGATACGAACAAGGTGTACGTCTCGGGTCTGCCGGACGCGCAGGGCAGCTTCTCCGGTTACTTCGACGACGCCACGGCACAGTCCTACACGGCTGCTGTCGACGGTGACGCACGCAAGTTCTACCTGTATCCGGACATCACCAACGCACCCACGGTCTACTGGTACGGCACCGGCTTCTTCGACTTCTCCGTCGACGCTCCGGTCGATGGTCCGGTCACCATCTCAGGCTCCTGGCGTGCAGCCGGAACGGTGAGCAAGAACGGCTGATGGCCGTTGATGCTGGGGTCTACGTCAGCAATCTGGCCGAGGTCCGGAAGTATCTGCGAAAGATACATCCGGACCTCGTGCCGGTACTGCGCGAAGACCTCAAGTCAGCCATCATCCAAAACACCCTTCCCGCCATTCTTCGGAAGATTCCGAAGAAATCCGGTTACGCACAGTTCACTCTCAAAGCCAGATCGGGTGGAAACACTCTCTACGTTCTCGCCGGAGGGAAGTCATCGGTCGCACCGTATTACGGGTGGCTCGACTTCGGTGGAACCTTGAAAGGTCGTGGGCGGGGAAGGAACCAGACGATCGTTCGTCCGATCATCAAACGTGGACGATACGTCTACCCTGGCATCTTGGAAACACAACAACGGCTGGTCGAAGCAGCCGGCAAAGCAGTCGACAAAGCAGTCCAATCAGCCCTCTCCTAGAACGGAACCCCGACAATGTTCGCGAAATACAAGATCACCCTCGAAGACGGCACGATCATTGAACCGACCGGACGGAAAGCCGATGCGATCAGGTTCGAACGACAGTTCAAACTGCCGGCATCGGCAATGTTCTCCGACGACGGTATCCGCCAAGAACATTTGTGGTTCTACGGATACTGCGCCGCCAAACGCCTTGATCCTGAAATCGTCGCGTTCGACGACTGGATCGAACTTGTCGAATCGGTGGAGATCATTGTCGAGGAAGAGGCAAACCCTACTCCCCCGAGTTCTTCACCCTCGCTGTAGCAGCCTTGGCGATGGACTCGGGGATACCGATGTCCGTACTCTTAGCGGAACCCGACGACTACCTCGACGCGATGTTCGAAGTGCAGACAAGACGCCGAGAAGCGGCCGAATACGGTCCCGATGCGAAACGTTGGGACGAGTGAGGACTACCGATGGCAGGTGACAAGCGCGAAGTCAGGGTCGCTGTAGTCGGTGACGCCGACCAGCTCGCGAGGGAACTGAAGAAGGCTGAAGGTCGCCTCGCCGGATTCGGTGATAACGCACGCTCAGCCGGCGACACACTCCGCACCGCCCTCTTCGGCGGAGCCGTTCTTTACGGTGCCAAACAGCTTGTCGATGCTGCTGCGAATCTTGAACAGGCGATCGGTGGCACCGCAGCAGTATTCAAAGACGCATCGGGTCCGGTCAATGAGTTCGCGAAGAACGCCGCCAACGTGGCCGGTCTATCCGAAGAAGCCGCTAGGACTCTCACGAGCCGTCTCGGTGCTTCTCTCAAAGGTTTCGGACTCAGCGCGCAAGAAGCCGCCACCCAATCTGTGTTCCTGGCCCAAACCGGTGCCGATCTCGCCGCGACCCTCGGAGGAACAACCGACGAAGCGGTCACGGCCCTCGGTGCAGCTCTCCGTGGCGAATACGATCCCCTCGAGCGTTTCGGTATCGCCCTCAAAGCCTCCGATGTCAATGCCAAGGCTGTCGCGATGGGATTGGCTGATTCGGAATCGTCGGTCAGTAACTATGCGAAGGGCCAAGCAGCACTGGCTCTCATCACAGAGAAATCAGCGTTCGCACAAGGCCAGTTTGCACGCGAGGCTGATACAGCATCTGGTCAGGCAGCGATTGCATCAGCGAAAACGAAGAACGCTTCTGCCGATCTTGGCAAGACCCTCCTGCCGATCTACACGAAGATTCAAGAAGTCATTGCTCTGGTCGCCACAGCCTTCTCTGCTCTTCCAGGTCCGGTCCAGACCGGTCTGATCGGCTTGACCGCTGTCGCCCTGGTGGGTCCGAAACTTGTTGAGGGATTCACTCTGGCAACAACAGCTGTTCGTCAGGCTGGAACAGCAATGGCTGATCTTGCTGCTCGAGCAGTCTCCACTCAAGGTGCGATCGCGTCGTTGAACATGACGAGTTCGGCTGCTGGCGGAGGTGCCGCCGCCGCTGCTGGTGGAATGGCTTTGCTTGGGCCTGCAACCTTGGCGGTCGGCGCAGCTGCCGTGATCGGCGGTATTGCTTGGAAGTCCTACAGCGACGAACAAGCCGCAGTCGCCAAGGACATAAAAACTCTTTCCGACAGTTTCGAAGAGTTGACTGGAAAGTTGACTGACGAAACCACAGCAAAGATGCGGTCGATCCTTGAATCAAAGAAACAGATCGACAATCTGAACAAAGCCGGTGTGTCGGTTGAACAATTCACTGCCGTCATCGACGACAATCGCGATGCCTTGGTCAAACAGGGAAATGTTGAAGGTCTATTGCGGTTGCAGTTGGAAAATGGCACTGGAGCGATCAAAGATCAGATTCAGGCGATTCGAGATCGAGGCGGCGCACAGAATGATTTGATTGCGCGA